TCCCTGGATGCGGCGCTTCGTTTCTTCTAAAACGTCCGACAGCTTGTCGTTGGCTGTGATCTCAAATTCGAGTGATCCTCCCTTTATCGTGTTCATCGGCTGTTCATTGCATTAATCTGTTGTAATAGTTCTTCGGCGTTCTGCGGCGTAATTGTGAGCTCTGTGATGTCCTCTCCGCTTTCTTCTACTCCAGGGGCGTCGATCATTATTCTCTGAACGGTTGCCCATGGGATTCCATGATGTAGATAATCCCAGGTCCAGCCAAGGTGGGCGCAAATGGAGCCCCGGCGTCCGTATGGGCTTTTTAGCCCTGTTACTCTATGCGACCCGTCCGTTGTGTCGTTCTTGCGCCGCTCATGTATCGCATAGAGCCGATAAAATCCCCGAGGTTCGCTATGTTGGTGATGCATTGGCATAGGATCACCAGTTCGCTGGGCTTTATCGTGTGGAAGAATAAATCGGTCAGGCGGTCCAGCTCTTTGTCGTCGTTGCTGTATATGATGCGACCTGTTCCGCGCTCTACCGTTTTTATATGGTAGTCCTCCCCGAGGACTGCAATGGCGATCACCCGGGCCATTCGCTTGGTGTTGTCTGCTGTTGCCCTCTTTGCTTCGGCGAGTGTCTCTGCTCCTCCTGCTTCCAGCGCTTTTTCGTCGAGGGTCATCTCGAGCCAATGCGCGGATAGTCGGTCCAGGACGGCGAGGGTTGGCTCTTTCAGCTCGAAGGCCTCCGCGTGCTCCTCCTCTACGGTTCGGCTGCGAAGGCCCAGGAGGCGTTTCTCCTTTTTGGTGATGGTGTAGCGGACGGCAAACTTTTGGCCCTTACGGATCAAAAGGTTGAGCTCCTCTCGCTCTATTTCATGGAGTGTTTTCTCCGGGTTGCTGTTTTTGTTTGTCATGCTTCGGGTTCAAAGAGTGAGAGCACCCGATCTCGGGTGCTCTCGGGTTAAGGTCTGGTTAAAGATCGCGCGATCAGCTGGTAGCGGTTGTCGATGTCGAGCTGATGGTGGTTGCCTTCATCTTTGCGATGCCGCTCTTTAACGGTGTCATTACGGTGCCGGCTACCTCGAGCAGCAGGATGCCGCTCTTTGAGAACTCGGCGTTGATCTTGGTGGTCATGCACAGGCGCGGGATTTCAAATTTGAGCCCTTGCTCCGGCGTGATCGCGACGGATTTCTCGACAACGGGAATTTTGGCGGGTGCCTCCCATACGTCTCCGGCACTTTCAGACCCAGGTGTGCCTTTTCCGCCCAGCATTTGAGCCATAACCTCCACGTCCGGGTTCATGATAGAGAAGTTAAACAGTGTTTTTCCTCCTCTGGAAATGGAAACGACGGGGTCGTCCACTTCTTCGGCGTAATGATCGGTAGTCTCCGGGTCCTCCTGCGTCATGCGGCAGGTGTCCTTGTAGGTGTAGCCCAGGGAGGCGAGGGTGGTCCCCATGTCGCCGTCGGAAGCCATGTCACCCACTTCTATTTTGGATAATCCAATGGTATAAACTTTTTTTGCCATGATTCTGATATTTAATATTGTTTTACTCTGTTTTTTGTATGTTCCAATCAATTCGGATGTTGTTGTAATGCTCGAATATGTTAGGCTCTTTTATGATCGTTTCGTTGGTGATCCTTATCGCGAGCCCTTGGATGTTGGCTGCTTTCAATGCTTCGAGGGTGAGGGCTGTCAATGTGCGCAGTCTCTCCCTGTTCGCTTTGTGTTGCTGCTTCCCTCCAATGGTGAGCGTCATGTCTGGCACGTGAATGTTCACGTTTGAGGTCCCGGTCTGGGGGATAGTGTGGTTTATAAATAGGTTATTAACCACGATGTCCTCCTTCTCGCTTCCGTCTGGCCGCTCCCCTAATACATAAATCCCACCGGTGAGCTCCGCTTTTAGGGCGGCGCTTGCGTTGAGTATCTGGTACAGGGTGTCGTCTGTATCTATGCTATGCATGAGCGCTTATTGTTATATCCAGGCCCTGGTGTGAAGCCTTCCGACGTCACATTTTAGGACTGTTCCGGTTGCTACAATGGTGCCGGTCTGTTTTGCCGCGTTTATGTAATCCGTATCGTCCAGCTGTTCGGCGTCGAGATCCTCTATTGCGATGATTATCTGCTTCCCTTCGTCGATCTTCGGCGTCCCCTTCGGGAGCTGTACGAGCGATGAAAAGGCGAGGGCTCTGCCGTCGGCTGTGTTTATCTGGGTTCCCTTTCCGTTTGTCTCCTCCCGGCAGTATGCTGTTAGTGCCCAGACCTCCGTCTCCGGCTGCCAGCTACCGTTGGGCAGCTGTGTGGCCTCCTGGATGGTCTTGGTGTATAGGCGCTGCGGGTATTGATAGGATTGTTTCACCATACGTTCGAGCGGTTACGGATTTTGGGGCGCGGCTTGGCGTCCAGGTCTATGGGTTCCAGTCCCACCTCGCGTGCTGTTAGGTAATACCATGCTTTTAGCGCTGGCCAGTTCCATGATATGGAAAAGCCTCCCTCGCTGGTGTTGTGCAGCGGGATTATGTTCGCGAATTCGTGAACGAGTGCTTTTTTTGCAATGGCGGTCTCTACTTCTGCGCTTGGTGTTGGGATTGCTCCTGCCTGGTTGGCGAGGATCAGGTCAACGTCTGCTTCGGTTATGTTGAAGCGGGCGAGCGTTGCTGTCATCCATTCTCTGTACGTCATAGGTCGGTCCGGTTAGTTCTTTGTTGATTGGAAAAGGGGAGCCCCGGAGGGCTCCTCCTTAGTTATCAAGTTTGAGCGACGCCTTCGAGCCAGGTGGTGTTGATGGTGTCCATCAAAAAGGCGCGGGTTGCTCCCAGCCATGCCGGGAAGGCGTTAGCCAGGCCGATGGTCACTTCCTCGATCGGTTCCTCTGTGGAGTACTTCTTTACGAGAGTGTGTCCGTTCAGCGCCTTGATGGCTGCGCTTCCTTGCAGCTTCCAGTCTGCTGGAACCTTCCAGAAGGTGTTCCCCATGGTGGCTCCCTCTACGAAGGTGACCACGTTGTCCAGGAAGGGGTTCCGGCTCGTTCTGGTTCCGTCGCTGTTCTCGATGGTGATGTCCTGGTCGATCACTACGATCTGGAGTCCGCGAAGGTATGCCAGGGATGCCATGGCTGCGTTCACTTGCTGCAGGCTGGGTGTCTGTGCAATGTTGAGCGCGTTCTGCATGAAGCTGGCCGAGAGGCGTACTACTTCGGCGGTCTGCGCGAAGTTCGCGAAGGTGTCGGCGTTCATTACTGCATATCGCAGATTAATGCCTTCTGCCTTGGCTTTGGCCACTACGGATTTGAAGTCTACGCTGATGGGCTTGGCGTCGGCGCTGTCGGTCCATACGTCGGAGCCTGTCTGAATGCCCAGCTTCCTGGTTGCGTCGATCTGGTAGTCAACGGCAAATTGCGTCACGACGCTGTTGTTGTTGTCGTTGGTCAGCACTACCTTCCCGCGGCTCAAAGACTGGAGGGCGATCCACTCCAGGCGGGAGGCTACGCCGTCCCAGCAAAACTGGGTATCTTCCGCCCAGGCTTCGACCAGAGCTCGCTGGTTGGGGTTGCCCTGCGTCATGGCGACCATGATGTCGTACTCGTTCAGCTCGTTCTCGTCCTTTGTCCGCTTGATAGCGATTTTGGGGATGTCTCCCTGTATGCGGGCGAGTGCTTCGCGGGTCTTTTTGTCAATTGTTGCTCCCCTGGCGACAACGTCGGCTGCTACGCGGAGGCCTGCGTTGGCTTCCAGCGCTTTCCATGATAGGGAGTAATTCTCCTTCAGAGGGAACAGGGTGGGGTAGTAATAGGGCGTAAGATTGTACGTGTTTACTACCGCTTGCATATCTTTCTCGGTCAGGCCGAGCATTAATGATTTTTGCATTGTTTTTCCTCCTTTTTTTAGATAAATTTAATCAGCGGCAGTTTGGCCTTTACTTCGGCACCCAGTGCCGGGATCAGCGCTTCGCGCACCTGCCCGATGGTTACTACGTTCGCCAGCAGGTTGCTGTCGGGCTCGATGTCGTAACTCTCGCCGACCAGTCCGATGGGCTGGTATTTGAAAGCACTTACATTGGTGGCTGCCTGGGCGGCTGCCTGATAGATGCCGTCCCCTATGGCTGCGGCTGCGCCGAGGGTCGTTCCGACGGTGATGTCGTCGCTTGTTGCGTCTGTTGCGTTGGTGGCAATGGCTGTGATGGCGTATGCCTTCCCGGCAGGTTTCAGCATGATGAAATCGCCCACTTTGAAATCGTGGCCTTTGGCTACGGTATAGGCGGTGTCAGTTGCTCCGGCTGCTGCGGTCAGGATTGCTACCTTTACCGGGTGATATAGCCCGGTTGTGGCGTCTTTTCCGACAGGCGTTCCCTCTTTGAGGACGCTCTGCGTAAACTCCGAGCTGGAAACGTTGACGCCGTTGGGTATGTCGGCCAGCTTATGTGTGAAAGCTCGCACGACCCTGTTGTCTTTTTGTCTTACAATTGTCAGCATATTGTTTCGGTTATGGGATTAAAGGATTTTTTTTCCTGTGAGTCCTGCCTCTCCGCTGGCTTCTTTGGCCTTGTACTCGAGGTAGTCCTCTACGCCGCTGCTCACTCCGTCTTTGTTTGGCTTTCCGAGGATCGGGCGCTCATGGCTTCCGAGTCCTTTATCGGCGAGCTCCTGGGTGAGCTGCGAAACGCTTTCTTTTATTTTGGTCAGGTATTGCTGAAAGGCTTCATCGTTCTCAAAGCTGCGTGCCTCGAATCCATCCATGATGGCTTCCCGGAATGGCTTCGGTGTCTGGTCGGTGAATACTTTCTGAAGTTCTTCGCGCCTGGCGGCTGTTATGGCTGATCCCTTGAGCGTCTGGATTTCCTGCTGGAGTCCCTTGGTGGCCTCCTTGATCGAGTTGACGATCAGGGCTTGGATGTCCTCTGCTTTGAGCCCTCCGGTCCCTCCTGTGGGGGCTGGTGGTGCCGGCGGGTCTGCTGGTTCGGGGTCTTGCTGCTTCTCGACGAAGTCATACTTTGCGCGGAGGTTTGCTTCTCTGGTCTTGTTTGCTTTGTCGATCTCGGCGTCTGCCTCTTTTCG